TGTGATGAAGCTGCAGAGTTAGAAGATCAGTTGGTTAAAGAGTTTTCTTGTGATATTAATTTTGAAATATTAAAGAGAATGGATATTATGGTTCGTCCTTTTTATTCAAAAAATAATGCAAATGTAATAAAGTGGATTAATAATCTATTACTCGATTTGAGTGATAAAATAGATCAATTACGCGACACTATTAGTAATACAAATAACAAAAAGTTTATAGTAGAAACTCGCCGGCAGATTGTAAGCATGAGAAACTTACATTCAAAGCTTTCGTTAATTATTGATACATGGAATGAAAGTGAGTATCTATTTGAAACAAGTAAAGAGGGAATTACCTTTATGCCTCTTAAAGTAAATAATCTTTCTAATCATCTTTTTAAGTATGCTGATAAAGTTATATTAATGTCAGCAACTATTATTGATCCTGTAAATTTTTGTAAAACGTTAGGTATTGATAAGTTTAAATACGTTGAAGCTGAATCATCGTTTAGTGCAGATAAAGCTCCAATTTACTGTAATACAAAAATTAAACTTAACTATCATAACTTAAAACGTAGTTTACCAAAAATTATTAAGCAGGTAGAAAGTATTTGTGAGTATCATAAAAAAGATAAAGGTATTATTCATACTCATAATAATACTATTACTTCATTCTTACAAAAAAAATTGTTTGATGAAAGATTTTTGTTTAGAGAGCCAGGGGTCCGAAATGAAGAAATTTTAGATATACATTTAACTAATGACAAACCAACTGTGTTAATATCACCTTCTATGTCTCATGGTGTTGACCTAAAAGATGATCTCGCGAGATTTCAAATTATCATAAAAGCGCCTTATCTACCTACTAAAGATAAAAGAATAGAGAGATTGATGAAGGATGATTTTAATTGGTATTCTAATAAAATGCTATGCTCAGTAATTCAATCTTGTGGTCGAGGTGTACGATCTAAGAAAGATCATTGTATTACATATATTTTAGATGGTGCTGTTGTTGAGAGTGTTGTAAATAATAAGCATAAACTACCAAAATATTTCATTGACAGGTTTTTGTAATAAATATATAAGTACGCATGAAGAACCGAGCGTTTCATTTTGAAATTAAAGACCTATTAACACAGTTTATAGCTGCGTTTGATGATACTGTTATTAGTAGGTTTAATAAAGATAGAAATCCAGCAAGTGATATTGAAGTTCGTTATGTATTTGCTCCAAAACAGCGAGTAATGTATGATATTATCAACAAAGCACAAAACTTAACACTACCTGTTGTTGCTGTTAACTTAACTGGTATATCAAGAGATAATGATAGAGTATTTAATAAGTTAGCTCCATCATATATACCGGCGCAAAAAATAGAAGATCCAAAGTCCGCTTCAAAGTTCTTAATGCCCGTTCCGGTTAATTTAGAAGTTAGTATGTCAATTCTTGCAAGATATATGCAAGACGTGGATCAAATTGTATCAAACTTTGTACCGTATAATAATCCATATATTATACTTACTTGGGAGGTGCCAGCTGACTTCGGAGCTCAATACCCGCAAGAAATAAGAAGTGAAGTATTATGGAGTGGTAATTTAGCCTATACAACACCAACGGATACAACTTATAATGATAAGTTTAGAGTAGTTGTTGATACATCTTTTACAATTAAAGGGTGGTTATTTCCGGAAGAAAAAAGTACACAAGGTAGTATCTATAAAGTTGATAATAATTTTATTGCTGTTGACTTGGCAAATAAGATTTATTCACCTCTTGATCCAACTATACCGGTAATAAATAATACGTACCAAGAATTAGGTTACTCAAGCCTTTCGAGTTTTAATGCAAACGTACCGACAAACTATACAGAAACAATAACCGTTTCAGGTATACCAGAGTTTACAAATATTTTTTATTCAACAACTGGAACATACTACCCGCTTAATAATTACCCACAAGGAACTGTTACAAATATTCTATCATGTACAAATCCAAGCAGTACTAATAGTAATTTTATTCTTTATGGTAAAAGATTAGATGCAAATAATAAATTTTATTTAAGCTCCTACGTAGATCAAGCTGGAGCTATAGCAGGTACAGGCGGATTTTTTACGAATTTTACTTCCATTACATCTGCTAAAATGGATACTATTAGCGGCTATGAACTTGAAGATCATTTTTATAAAGTCGTAAATGATAATGTAGTTAATTTTTTCTTTCCCTTATCTTCTCTCAGTGCTGCAAAAGCAGGTGAGTTTACAATCGTTACTGGTAATGAAGCTGGATGGGCAACTTCCTACCAAGCCAGTAGCTCTATCCTTAAATTAACATAAATATATATAAATGCCTGGATCCGGATCATCAACAAGCTCAGACCAAAATCGCTCTTATGTGACTAATGACGGTCGTGCATCAACTTTTGGAAGAAGTTTAATACAATACATTCAAAATAGGCTACCGTATGCTACAGACGGGCGCGGTGAAAATGATGCATTAAACCCAAAATATAAATTCTTCCAGAAAGCCGGAATGCGTAGAGCTGAAGCATTAGCTAAAGCTTCTGTTTCCTCTTCCAATCCATATAATAATATACCTATTGGTGATTTTGCTAAAGATTCCTCTTTTGGTGACGTCATGTATGCTAACATACAAGATGATAAAGCTGGAAGACTTCGTGATTATAGGATAATGGCAGCTTATTCTGAAATATCAGATGCGTTAGATGAAATTTGTGATGAAATGATTAATCCGGATGAAACGGGATGGATTACAAGCTTACATTATAAAGACATTGATTTAACAATAGACGAAAAAGCTGAAATAGAAAAACAATTTCATAGATATGTTGAGTATTACGATCTTAAAAATAAAGGTTGGCAATACTTTCGACAGATGATGGTTGAGGGAGAGGTTTTCTTTGAACAAATAATTCACGAAGGTTACGTAAAAGATGGTGTACTCGGTGTTATTAATTTACCAGCTGAGATTATAGATCCGGTGTATAACAACATACAAAACATGCTTGTTAAAGGTTATATATATAGAAAGCCGATCTTTAGTCCATCACAACCTCAAAAAGTAGAAAAGGTTGAATTTATACCAATGGATCAAAACCAGATTATGTATGTTAATTCTGGTGTGTATAATGAAACTAAAAACTTTATTATACCTTTCTTAGAAAATGCAAGACGTCCTTATAGACAGTTATCACTAATTGAAGATGCAATTGTTATTTATCGTTTAGTTAGAGCGCCAGAAAGATTAGTCTTTAATGTCGATGTAGGTAATATGCCACCGCCTAAAGCTGAAGCATATCTTAAAAAGTTAATTCAACAATATTGGTCCAGAAAAACATTTGATATAGATCAGAATGATGTTGTTAAGAAGTTTAATCCTCAATCTATGCTTGATGCATTTTGGTTTGCAAAGAGACAAGGTTCTGAGGGTACAGATGTTAGACAGTTAGCAGGGGGACAAAACTTAGGTGAGTTATCTGATTTAATGTATTTTATTAAAAAGCTTTATAGAGCTCTCAAAGTACCAACAGCGAGATTAGATCCACAGGATCAGGTTGAAGCTTCCGGTACATCAATTTTGAGAGAAGAGCTTAAGTTTGCTCGTTTTGTGATAAGACAGCAACAAAGGTTTGCAGCTGGTCTTAAAAAAGGATTTATTACCCATCTAACACTAATGGGTATTTTTGAAAAATTAGAACTTAATGAACAAAACTTAGAGATTGAGTTTAATGTACCTACTAATTTTTACGAGCTTAGAGAAAATCAAAGACTTGAGCTTAAGTCTGGAAACTACACTAACTTAGCTGGTAATGAATTTGTATCTGCAACATATGCACAGAAAAAATATCTTGGATGGAAGGATAAGGATATATTAGCTAACAGGGAATTTTTAAGAAAAGATGCTGAGCTGCAGTGGGAGTTAGCTCAAATTACTGCTGCTGGGCCGGCATGGAAAGAGCAAGCATTAGCAGGTGAATTAGCTGAAGGTGAAGCTGCTGTAGGCGGCGAAGGAGCAGGTGTAGGTGGTGGCGGTGGAGGTGGTATACCAGAGTTTGGCGGCGGACCAGCAGACACTGGTGAAGCCGATACAGAGGAAGTCGCAGAAACTGAAGTTGAGGTAGAAGAGCCGGCTGAAGTTTAAACTGTAATTTCTAATTGTGCTGATTGGTCTGTTCCAGCTTTAGAGCCAAATTTAACATATACTGATGCACTGCTATTAACATTTGTAGGCGTATACACAACTAATACTATAGAGTTTCCAGATGACCAACCTGCTCTATTTACAATTTCTTGAATAATTGTTTTAATGTCTGGTGTATCAAACCTATCATCGTTAGTTACAGCAGATACCGTTGATTTAGGTAAAGTTACTGTAGCAGTTGTTTGGTTTGAAGCGTTGAGCGCACTGGCGCTAGATGGCACCCCTTGGTTATCTGCGTCTATACCAGCTATTTGAAAGTCTTTAGAGGCAATACCGTGTATTGATCTTTTTATTGGTTTTAATATAGCTGATTGAACAGTAGCTCCCTGATCAATAGCTACATTAGTAAATCTAAAGTAACCTACATTATAGTTAATTTCGGTTTCTTCATCATCGAATTGCGCTCCAGCAAAAACTTGACTATTACTAGCATTGCTAATTGATCCATTATATTGCACTGCGTTGAAAGTAGTTGCTAAACTATTAGTGTAACCGTCATCAGTATTACTAGCAATACTATAGGTTGTAGTAATACCAGAAGCTTTATTAACTCCTAAAGAATTAAAAGATAGTTTACCGTATCTCGGTATACTTGGAATTAACATTATCTTGATGGGTTATTACTAAAGAACTGTGTCCTGTAATAAATCATACCGGCAGATTTTGCAGCTGCAGAAACTTCATTAACATTTGTTAAACCTCTAAAGGTAAAAGACTCATTATCTTCTAATAAAAATCCACGTGAACCTCCAGCTCCTTGTGGCGATCCAGAAGCAAATGGTCCGAAGTTACTAGTAAAAATATCTACATCCCCGCCAGTTCTATTTATAATAATAACTTCAGAGCAGGGCATGCCCTCTCCGTGTCCCCCTGTATCTGTACTTGATAAGCATGTTAGAGCTGAGCTGCCGGCTAGTCTCATCCCATACGATCTACACTGATTTATATTAAAATATTCACTTCCGGAATTTGATGTTGGTGTCGCCATATATTTATTTATGCCTGAATAAATAATTTTATGGCACTTGCATGTAATATTAAACCGCTTTCTGCATTTTTATCAACAAATTTAAATAGCAAGATTAAAACATACGATCAACTTGGTGACAGAATAAAAAGATCCCTTGGTTTCCCTTTAGTAAGTTTAGAGATACATACTGATCAACTCAGACAAAACGTTCAGATAGCAGTTGAATACTTTACAAAGTATGCTGGTTATACAAGAGAATATTTAATATTTGATTCTAACATGTATGAAGCTAATAAAGGTATTAGATTGGATTTTCTTTATACTCTAGCTAATACAGATTTAGACACAAAAATTAAACGCGTAGCTGGTACCAATCCTATTGGTCCGGGCCCGGAATTTTATGGATCACAACCTCCAACTCTATTAAGTGCAGCTAGAGGTCCAGTTGATGGTGTTGGTATAGGTAACCCTCAAACAAATGAACCCTCTGTATATGTAGCAATGTCTGCATTAAGTGCTACAGAGTTTGTTGGACCGCCGCATAATGGAGGAATTAATACACTATCATCAATTTTTGCTTCTGTATCTGCCGGTACATTTGCAAAACCGTCAGCTCTTGGCACTGGTATTGAGCCATTTGAAGTATTTGATAATGTAATGTATAAAAATATTACTGCGTTCAAGCCCGGTCTTAGTGCTTTCTTTAAAGCTTCACCTCCACAAACTATAACATTTCAGGGTCAAGAAACTAACGCCCTTTACTATCAAAATGTATTTGATTATGATGTAATGGAATATAGAAAGGTAGTAGATGTTATTGACTTCGAAGAGGGATCAACAACAGGTATTAATACATTATTTACATTAGAACAAACACTTGCGCAACAAACATACTTTAGTTACGCTTTAGGTAATTATGGCTTTGACTTAGTATCTTGGTATACACTTAAAGAATGGATTGATACAAGAGAAAAACTATTAGCAATTCGAAGAGATTTAAAATTTGATCCTAGAACGCAATATATGCAAATGTATCCACAGCCCGGTAGTGATAGATTTTATGGCGTTCTTGGATGTTATCTCGAAAAACCTATAAGAGACGTTATTATGGAGCAGTGGGTATACGAATATGCTCTTGCGCTTAGTATGATAACTATAGGGCGTGTAAGAGGTAAGTTCGGTAATGTACAATTATTGGGTGGTGGTGCATTAAACTACGACATGCTTCAAGAGGGGTTAGATAAAAAAGCCGAACTTGAGAATAAACTATTAGAAGGCGCGTCACCTGGATTAGGTGATACGGAACCACCAATGTTTTTCGTAGGATGAGGAAGAAGTGGCGTCAAGGTGTCTTTACTCCAACTAATTCTGAAAAATTTATTGGCACAAAAGCAGTATATAGATCAGGATTAGAATTAAAGTTCTTTAGATTTTGTGATACAAATCCAAATGTTTTAAAATGGGGTAGTGAAAACGTTGTTGTTCCTTATAAAAGCCCTCTAGACAATAGAGTTCACAAATATTATGTAGATAATTTTGTTTCTATAAAGGAAGGTAATGAGGTAATAAACTACCTTGTTGAAATAAAACCATCAAAACAAACAAAACCACCTCAAACAAAGTATAGAAAAAAGCAGCATTTGATATATGAGCAAAAAATGTTTATAACAAATCAAGCAAAATGGAAAGCAGCTCGGGAATATTGTAAAAAGTCCGGTTTTACCTTCATAATTATTACAGAAAAGGAGCTTTATCGTAAGGGGTGACTAAATAATAATATGGCATTAAAACTTAATTTGGTTGTAGAAAAACCTGATGTAGACGATGAGTTCGAATACATTGAAGAAGAAGTAGATAGAAACTCACCTTCAAATTTATTCATAAAAGGCCCATATATGATGGCAGAAGGTGTTAATAGGAACAACCGGATGTATCCATTAAAAGAATTAGAAAGGGAAACTGCACGCTATATCGAGGAAATGGTTACCCCTGGGCGTGCAATGGGTGAGTTAAACCACCCAACTACTGCTGATGTTGATCTTGAAAGAGCATGCCATATTGTAACTGAGTTAACTCAAGATGGAAATATTTTTTATGGTAAATCTAAAGTATTAACAACGCCTTGCGGTCAAATAGTTAGATCTTTAATTAATGATGGTGTTAAAGTTGGAATGTCCTCGCGAGCTCTTGGCACGTTAGAAGAAAGTAATAATCATAGTACCGTTAAAAACATGAAACTTGTAGCTATTGACTGCGTAGCAGACCCGTCCTACCCAAAGGCTTTTGTTAATGGTATCTTGGAATCAAAGCAGTGGGTAGTTGTTGGCGACGACAAATACGAAGAAGTATACGAAAATTTTGAAAAATCTCTAGAAAGATTACCTAAAAAGGATGTTGATGCCTTTTTACGTGATAGAATTCTTAGCTTTATTAAATCAATCTAATAAATAATATTATGGGCAAAGAAAAATTAAAGATTATTAAGGTCATTGAGCATATTTCTAAGAAAAATTATGCCCAGGCACATAAATATTTAAAGAGCGTCATCGAAGATAAAATTACAAAAAGAATCGATCGCGCAACAGAAAAACCACTCTTTTAAACATGAAGAAATCAGAAGCATTACCAGAACAGGCAGCGGGAGTTTTAACAGAAGATTCTGTTAAAGAAATAGAAACTGCTATCGAAGAAAAAATTCAATTATCAGTTGAAGCTGCTTTAACGAATCAAGATGAGCTTTATGCAGAAAAACTTGAAGAGTTAGTAAGCGCAATTGATAAAGACCATACAGATAAACTTAAGAGAGTTGTTGAAGCTGTTGATCATAATAACGCTAATAAGCTTATTACTGTTGTAAAGCGTTATGAGAGTGAACTTAACGGAAGAGCTAATAAGTTTAAATCAACTTTAGTTGAGAGTATTTCAGATTATTTAGAAGAGTATATTGATGAAGCTATTCCAGCTCAAGCTATTGAAGAAGCAACTAAGAATAGAACATCTCGTGAAGTTCTTGCTAACTTAAGAAAGGTTCTTGCTGTTGATTCTTCTCTTATGTCTGAGTCAGTTAAAGAAGCTGTTGTAGATGGTAAATCACAAATTGATCAGCTAACACATAAAGTTGCAAAGCTTGAGAAAGAGAACGGACTTCTTAGAGAAGCCTACACCAAGACTAAAGCTGATTTATTGTTAGAGTCGAAAACTTCACACTTAACTGGTAAGAAGAAAGAGTATATGTTACGTATTCTTAGTGATAAATCACCTAAGTTTATTGAAGAAAATTTCGAGTACACTGAGAGACTTTTTGATAAAAAGGAAAAAGAAAGACTTAGTGTTATTAAAGAGGAGGCATTTGTACAGCGTAAGGTCAAAGCTGATGCCCCGCAACCAAAACTTTCAGAGAAGAAAAAAGAGCCTATTAACCCATATTTACAGGAGTTAAAAAGAACTCACAAATAATTTCAACCCTGAACAATGAGGTGCTTGTCACCTGAGTAACTTGGACTAGTCCGAAATACTAAGTCCATGAGGTAAAATGAAAGGAAACGTCTAATGAATAAACCACAATCATTTATTGATAGAGATAGAGCAGATTCACTTCTTGAGAAGTGGGCACCTGTTCTTGAATACTCTTCCGATAGTGTGGCACCCATTGAGGACGATCATACCCGTTTGAATACTGCTATTCTTCTTGAGAACCAAGAAAAGTGGTGTATTGAAGAAGCTAATACTGCCGGTCACGGTGGTAGCTTCGGCGACGGACCAACCACTACGAACATATTTAACCCGCCTGGTACAACCAACTCGGGTGATACTTATGCTCCAGGTGACGCTCGTCTTCCTAAAGTGCTCATTCCAATGATTCGTCGTACGTTCCCCGAGCTCATCACTAACGAGATCGTTGGTGTTCAGCCTATGTCTGGTCCTGTTGGACTTGCATTTGCACTTCGCTATGCCTATCAGTCCGATACTCTTGGTAGCGGTATTGATGGAAAAGGTACCGTCACTGGCGGTGCTGGTAACGCTAGCGGATATCGCCCTGACCGTGCTGATAGTACTGGCCCTGGATTCGTTCCTGGTCAGCACCCATCACTTAGTGGAACTAATTCACTGTATGCTGGTGCGGCTAACGTCGATGCTGCAGCGCCAAACAATACTGAGCTTGGATACCAGCTTCTTGATACCCGCTTTACTGGTTCGTCAGCCTCCGGCCTTGTTGGAGATTCTGCCGTCTGGAACTTTGCGGCTCAAGATCAAGGTGTTGCGCAAATTCTTTCCGCTTTTGAGATTACTGGAAACATTCCTCAGGTTGAGGTTAAGTTCGAGAAGACCGCTGTTGAGGCCGGCACACGCCGCCTTGGCGCACGTTGGTCCGTCGAGCTTGAGCAAGACCTTAAGAACATGAACGGTATCGATATTGATGCTGAGATCACGAATGCTATGTCATACGAGATCCAAGCTGAGATCGACCGTGAGATGCTCATGAGAATGATTCAGGCTGCTCTTACAGCCGGATCTGGAGCTGGATACTCCATCTGGTCACCTGCTTCTGCAGATGGTCGTTGGATGGTCGAGCGTAACAGGGACTTCTATCAGCGTCTTATCATTGAAGCCAATCGTATTGCTGTCCGTAACAGACGTGGAGCTGCTAACTTTATTGTTGCTACTCCTCGTGTTTGCGCCATCCTTGAGATGCTCCCTGAATTCCAGTGGGTACCTGTACAAGGTGATGTAAACACTCAGCCTGTTGGTATTGCAAAGGTTGGTTCAGTCGGTGGAAGATTCAACGTTTACCGTGATACCCGTACTGAAGTACAGGGTAGCCCTAATTATAACTCCAAATCTGCAGATTCTTACTCCAGTGGTTCTGGTGGTGACATCACTACTACTGGTATTGAGTACGCACTTCTTGGCTATAAGGGCCCCGAATTCTACGATACTGGTATCATTTATTGTCCTTACATTCCTGTCATGGTTCAGAGAACTATCGGTCCTAACGATTTCGCACCACGTGTTGGCTTGCTTACTCGTTATGGTGTTGTTGACAACATCTTCGGAGCGGATCTCTACTACCATGTCGTTATTGTTCAGGGACTTGGTACTGCGTTTACGCCAGCTTCTCAGTCGGTATACTTCTAATAGTACGCCGCTGATTAAGCAGCAGTCGATAGACACAACTTATAAAAACGGTGGGACGAAAGTTCCACCGTTTTTTTTTGTTTAAGTTTGCGTAAATAGTACCTTTTTTGTATAAATATTTGTATGGCAACCAAACCAATCATTTCATATCCTAACGGCTTTTACGCATCTGACACTGATGTTGGCTCACCAGGCACAACTAAAGATGGCTCTGATATACTACAACGTATACCTATAACCGATGCACCTAACTTACTATCTTTTGTACCAGGAGTACCAAACGGTGTTGGTGGTAATATAGCGAGAAAATCTGGTTTTGATACATTATCATCTGGAATGACACCAGGTGATACAAACAGTTCATTAATTGGAATTTTATCATCTCCTGGTAACGGTCAGCATTGGGGATGTCAAGATGTAACCGGAGGACCTGGTCTATCTGCTTATGGTATTTTATGGAGAGTTCCTGGTAAAACATTAGAAAATACTAAAGCACTTGCAGGTTCTTACGCGGATGCTGCTGCTTCTGGTGTTACAAACGGCACGACACGTGTTATTATTCTTAGTACACCTAATAGAGCTGGTGCACATACGCATCATAGAAATACTACCTTTATTACAAATATTTCTGCTGATATTGATATTGCTGTAATGTATAAAAATGGCTCTTCAGCAACATATACTGTTTCTGCTGATGCTAGCATGAAGAATAGTTCTGGTCACAGTACACCGACATATTACAAAGAACTAGCTGCCGGTCTCGCAGCTGATGATTATGAAACAAATCAAAACGTAGGACCTGATGTTAGACGTTTAGTTGCTTTAGGCTATCGTTAATTATTTTAGATAGATAACCTCTAAAATCTACTCTGAGGTATCTTCTTCAGTCTCCATGGAGCATTCATGGGCTAATAACCTTTGAATGCTCTTTTTTATTATATACTATAGTTAAACTTTGCTATATCATCAGCAAAATGCTGTGCAACTAAATCAATAGATTCTTGATTATAAACTTGAGTATATG